GCCATCTTCATTAGGCGGTTGCTCTCGCCGCGTTTGGCATGATTTAAAACAAACGCAGAAACTTAATCAGACAGAAACTCTAGGAGCAATTCTAGGAACATTTATTCATTCAGGAATGGAAAAGGCGATGCAACGCCTAGACCCTTTTGGTGAAAATTTTTTGATTGAAATAGAACTAAACCATCCTGAAATAAAAGGCCACTGTGATTTGTACATCAAGGACCTTGGATTGGTTGTAGATTTTAAAACCAAGACTAAAAGCAGTATGAGGTACTTAGGTAAAGGCCAGGAGCAGTGGCAGATACAGGTTTATGGCTGGTTATTAGAACAACAGGGCTATGAGGTAAAAGGCGTAGCCCTTGTTGGAATTCCCCGTGACGGAAAAATGACAGATATAAAAATTTGGCAAGATGAATACAAGCCATCTGTTGCTTTAGAGGCATTGGAATGGTTACGCAATCTTAGGCAATGGGCGGTTACAGATGATGCACCCCCTCAACCACAATTGCATGTTGCATTTTGTAAAGATTACTGCCCATACTTTGACCCGTCAGGAGAAATCGGTTGCCCAAGTACGATGAAGTAGATTGGTCACAAGCGGCTTGTAGAGATTCTGTTTACACAGATATTTTTTACAATGTGGAAGAAGAACGAAGCATTGTTGCCTATGAATACATCAATGCTTTGCGTTCAATCTGTTTGGCTTGTCCGATATGGAAAGCCTGCCTGACCTACGCCATGGAACATGAGGACTATGGCGTATGGGGCGGCATGACAAGTGTTGAGCGCTATTCATTCCATAATTCAGATAAATACCCAAATCAACAAAGGCGTGCAATTTTTGCTTTTGAACAAGCCGGTATAAGTTATGTTGAAATAATGGAGTGTGTTACAAAAAAGAAGGAATCATTATGAGCATTATTCGTTCACCGCGAGCAGAAAACAATTTTAGTATTATTTCAAACAGCGTAATTCGTGATACGCGGCTTAGTTATCGCGCTCGTGGGGTGCTGTTAGATATTTTAAGTCGCCCTGATAATTGGCGGGTATCGGCTGATTCTTTGGCGCGTACAGGGTCAGAGGGCAGGCACGCCATTTTGACCGCCTTAAAAGAACTGCGAGAAATTGGCTACATGCGTACTGAAAAATTACGCAAAGATGATGGGCGATTTGAAACGGTTAGCATTGTTTATGACATCCCAAATTATGAACTTACCGAAGTCCAAAAACCGAATTCCGGTTATCCGCAGTCGGAAAACCGCACTCCTTTAGAAGTACTATCTAAGAAGAACTTAGATACAAACCTGTTTGATGAATTTTGGAAACTCTTTCCAAGAAAGGTGGGCAAGCAGGCGGCAGAGAGAGCCTTTGCAAAGGCCTGTAAGGTGGCAGAACAAAGCGTAATTATTGCAGGAGCGGCGCGATATGCAGATGACCCTAACCGCGTAGATGCTTTTACGGCTCACCCGACCACCTGGTTAAATGCGGGGCGCTGGAATGATGAACCGCTCCCTGAGCGCATCAAGACCGGCGATGAAAAGCGTGCAGAGGAACAGCGAATTATTGAGCAACGCCGCGCGCGCGAGATAGCAGAAACATTACGGTGGCAAAAAGAAGTTGAAGAAGCCAAAAAAAATGCTGTGCCAATGCCAAATGATTTGAAAGTTTTGTTGCATGGGAAAATTTAGCGATTGGGATATAGACCTCGCCGAAGGGCAATATTCAGAGGAACTTGTGCGCCGCCTTTTTGATGGCAAAAGCAAAATAGAAGTTAAGCGTGATTTACGCTGGAGAGAAACAGGAAACCTGTACATAGAAACAGAACAGTTCTCTACATATTACGATAAATGGATACCTAGCGGAGTGACGATAAGTAAGGCAGATTTTTGGGCGTTTCAGTTAGACACTTTGGTGCTTTTTGTCGCTACAGATAAATTACGGCAGGCTATCTTGGAGGAAAATAGACCGATACAGATGAGGCGCGAACCACCCACAAAAGGTTACTTAGTTAAAGTATCAACCGTAATTAAAAAGTGTTACACTAATTCGTAACCGTTACGATGAGGAGTAACATGGCAACGCTAGTAATGACAAAAGCAAGTAATTTGCAATGCGGTGACACAATTTTAGAAAATAATACAGTGTTAAATGTACAAAGTATTGATGGACCTGACCACACAGGAACTTACGACTTGCATGTAAAAGATGAACAAGGCAAAGACAAATTTGTTATTGTTCAAAACTTAGTTACAATTATTATGTGATAAATTTTTTTGTTGATGGCTTACCTGTGACACAGGGGAGCATGAAAATAATCAACAACAGAGTTGTTCATAATAAAGGTTCACAATTAGCCGCATGGCGTAGCGCAGTTGCATTAACTGCAAGACAGAATGGCGCTCGCCCTTTAACAGAGCCAATAGAAATAAACATCAAGTTTTGTCTGCCCAAACCACGGACCGTAAAAAGGCAATATCCCTCTGTGGCTCCTGACCTGGATAAACTGATTAGGGCGGTCCTAGACGGGCTAACAGCGATTGCCTACATAGATGATGGGCAAGTGGTTGTGATAAGGGCTGAGAAAGCCTACAGTGACCGAATAGGGGCAGAAATAAGCCTTGGAGCGTACACACCCGAACAAATGTTCTAAACGACACGCCAAAAAGAGTTATACAAAAGATATTTGTTTTTTTGCTACAAATCCGTAATACTTCTGTTACTCGGTCCACTAGGACCCCAACAGAAAGGCAAGGCAAGTGGCTACAACACACAGAATAACAAATGTAATTAAGATTGTTGAATTTCCAGACCTTTATGCGTCATTTAGCACAATGGAAAAATCAGAACAATGCTATTGGAATGTTATCAATTTAATTCAAAAGCAAACAGAAGCAAAGCAAGCAAAATGGTGGGCGTACTATGACGCTCGCCAAGCAGAAAAGGTAGGTGCATAACATGGCTAAAACAGCAACAGGTAACAAAAAAGGACAAGAAGCGTTCAAGGTTTTACAAGAATGGCGCAAATACGAAATACCTGAATTGATTACTTCCTACGAGGCTTATCATCTGACCGGCGGAATCGTTGGCAAGCCCGCCTCAGCACAGGCAATGAAGTTAATTGAGGTTGCAGTTGCATATACTAAAAAAGGCGGTTCAGTCCACGATTGGTGGAAATCCCGTTAATTGACACAAAAGGTCCTTGAAACTTTCCCAAAAATCCGTAATACTTATACCAACGGGTCAGACAGACCCCCTACAACATGGAGGCAAGACAAATGGCAAACAAAACATACGCAGAGTTAGTAGCAGAAGTTTCAATATTAGTTACACCAAACCAAGGTGCATTTCTTTCAGAGTTAGTAAAAGATTACATCGAAGCAAATGACCATGCAATTTCAGAAATAGCATACGAAAACTTAATCAACCTTATTGCAACACTTACACCAAAGGTAGGTGCATAATGACAACACCAATACTCAAGTGCATGATGTGTTACGGCAACGGCTATGTTTCATACAAAGATGATGATGGTTGCGATGTAATTCCTTGCGACTGCACAATTCCTGTGGAGGTCAAACTATGAAGTTCAAGATTGAACTGGAGATTGAATACGACAAGTTTTTAATTCCTGGAGGCAAATCAAAATCAATGGTCAATGGCATGCAACGCGAGCAAGCACAATGGGCTGTTGAAGATGCTCTCAAGATTGCAGGATTCAATCCTGTAACTTATTCAATCTACAAGAGCCGCCAATGAAGCAAGCAGGCGATTACGATGATAGACCACGCTGTATATGGTGTGGCTCTTTTGGTGGATATGCCAACAGGCTTATGATTCATCTCAACAAAGACCAAGATACTTTCATAGCCGAATGTGATTGGTGTTGGAGTTCAGACTTTTACAGAAAGAAGGCGGCAAATGGACAAGGCAACTAAATCTTGGAGGCTTACACGCAGAGGGCGATTTGTTGTAGCGCTGGCAACTCTATTGTTTGTTTCCTGGTTATTCAACATTACAACTCCCAGTGAGTGCAAAGTGCCGATAGGCGAGATGTCACAATTCTGCATTGATTTCTTATACCCCTGAGATAAAAAGGTTGGCAAAAACAATGGAACAAACATTAGAAATAAAAACAACACAAATAACATGGAGGCAAAAAAGAATGGCAACTTATGCAGTAATAGTTATTACAGATGGCAAACAAGAATGGTCTAAAAATTACGATAATGCGCTAGATGCTGTTAATTCCTATAATCTTTTTGTAGACCACGGATTTTGCCTTAGCGAGCGCGTAATTAGTTTGGTTGAGCCAAATGGCAAGATACATACAAAAATCTTTGAATATCCATTGGCAAGCGCGATACACTAAGCGTGTCCAAATACCAACCTGAAAGGGGTAATAAATGGACCACAAAATAACTAGGTGTAAATGCGGCGCATGGAAAGTAGTTGATGCGACCTGCGGAGTCTGTACCAAACTGGAGGTCAGGGGCTAGGGATAACTCGCCTAACGCAAGCGCTTTTAGTAGCCCTTATCGGGGTTGGGCTTGCTTTACCTCATTCACAAGCGGTTGCGCCACAACCGACTGAAAAGCAAATGCGTGCGTACATTGTGCGCACAATGGAGCCAAAAACCTACGCGCGATATTTAATTTCTAAGCGTTGGGATAAACCGCGTGAGCAGTTTGGGTGTTTAACAAAATTATGGGGCAAAGAGTCAGCGTGGAACTACCAGGCTAAATCTGCGACCCATGATTACGGAATACCTCAACGCCACATGAAGCACAACACAAAACGCCAAATAAACAAGTTCTTACAAGACCCACAAGCGCAAATCCAATGGGGGTTAAATTACATAGAGCATAGATACAAAAGCCCTTGCGGTGCATTACAATCGTGGCTTTCAAGAGCAGATAAAAACGGCAGAGGCGGTTGGTACTAATGTCTATAACATTTCCTAATCAATGGGAGCCGATAAGCCCAAACATAGACCCTGAAGAATGGGTTGAAGATGATGAGGAATAGTGGACAAAAAAGTAGTAAAAATTGTGGAAGAAAGAGCGGGTAACTACTGCGAAGTTTGCGGTCAGCCCGCTCTGCCTTCTATGGCATTGCATCACCGAAAGTTAAAAAGTAGAGGTGGCAAAGACACGCCATCAAACTTAATTCGCATACATCACGGGTGTCATAACTTACGCACTGATAGTATTCACTTAAACCCGTCTTATGCGGAAAGTAAAGGGTGGACCGTTCCAAGTTGGAAAGAGCCACACGAATTTCCGTTTGTACGACCTGACGGTTCAATAGTATTACTACAAGATGACGGCACAACAGGTGTCCTTATGGAAGGTGAGTAATGGAAATAAGAGTAAGAGGGCGTTTGGGTAATGACCCTGAATTAAAAACAGTTGCAGATAACTTACAACTGGCAAGTTTTTCATTGGCACACACAATGCGCACAAAAAAGAACGGTGAGTGGGTTGATGGAGATACAACTTGGTATCGCGTAGTCCGATTTGGTACACAGGCAGAAGCCATTGCACAGAATGTAAAAAAAGGTGAAGAAGTAATAGTTATAGGTACATTAAAAATGAATACTTACACGGACAAAAACGGAATAGAAAAAACACAGATGGAAATTACTGCCTCTGAAGTGGGCGTAGTTCCTAAAATCGTTAAAACAAAACCACAACCAAACAACGGAGGGCAAGAACCATGGTAGAAGAAAACTTAGTAAGCGCCGCAGAAGCCGCAGAAATTTTAGGCATCAAGATGAATAACCTGCGTCAGATACAACACCGCAAAACATTGGTGTGGGTTCAAAAAGCAGGGCGCAATGTATATTACAAACGCGAAGATGTAATGAGTTACAAAGAAAAGCGTGACGCAAGAAAGTGATTTCAGAGGACCCTGAAGTAGCCCTAGCGCTTTCCTTGCTTGCGGATAAATTACGAGCCAAAGGCAAGGAAGCATTAGCGTTTAAATTAGAAAACCTTGTTGAATTACTTACAGATGAATTAGAGGCGAAGAAAAACAAAAAAGCCTAATATCTGCCTATGTCATTAGCGATAACAGAAGATGTCACATTGGGTGATATTGATGAGGCAATAAATCACATCAATAACATGCTAAAAACTGATGAATACGGTAGTCGCATGAATTGGCGCAAAAAAGAATTATTGCAAAAAAGCATTGATGATTTATTAGATGCTCGCCTATCCTTAGCACAAGGAGAGAAAGTATTTGATTAATGGGATATTACAAATGTTTTCTTTGCATAGGTCAGCCAACCTTTAATGTAAAAGAAGATGGGGATTCTTACAAAGAGTCCTACAAACATTATATGACCTACCACTTTAAAAAACCGGAAGATGCCACTCGTAAGTAAATTACACTTGTACAGGTAGCGCGTTGCACTTGTACAGATAGCGCCAAATTTAATACCAAATCTAGTCCGACTTGAATTTACATAATTTATGGCATAATTTTAGTTCATGGCATTAGACAAAGATGGCTTAGCGCAACTCAAGCGTGAAAACCGCGCACTTGAATTGCGTCATCAACATGCCATGACTTTTGCGGCTATTGCTACAGAGTTGGGTTATGCCACAACCGCAGGCGCTCATGCCGCATATAGACGGGCGCTAAAGCGTGTAGAGGTAGCAGACGCAGAAGAATATTTAAAAGCAGATTTAGACCGATTAGATGAGATGACGCAGATTTATTGGCAGTCTGCAGTGCAAGGTAATTTAAGAAGCGCCGACATGGTTTTGCGCATAATGCAAAAGCGTGCAGATTTTCTAGGACTAGATGCGCCTAAGCGGGTGCAAGCGGAGGTGATGAACTATGACGGACATGGAAGCCTTGATGCAGAAGTTATCCAAATCGCCCGAATTATTGACTACATTGAAGGCATTACCGCCGACATCTCAACCCTCCCTGAACAGCAAGATAAGAGCGAGCCGCATAATTTGGCAGAGGTTAGCGAGAACAGAGCAATTACCTCCGCAGGGTGATTGGAATATTTGGCTTTACCTGGCAGGTCGTGGAGCAGGCAAGACAAGAACAGCCGCCGAATGGTTAGCGTGGGAAGCCATAGAAAACCCTGAAACCAGGTGGGCAATCGTTGCTCCTACTTTCTCCGATGCAAGAGATACCTGCGCAGAAGGTGAATCAGGAATTCTTAACATCCTTAATCGCTATCACGCACTATCGCATTACAATCGCAGTAACGGAGAGATAGAATTAATTAACGGAAGCAAGATTAAATTATTCTCTGCAGACCAACCCGATAGATTTCGTGGACCGCAACACCATGGCGCTTGGTGCGATGAGTTAGCCGCTTACCGTTATGAAGATGCGTGGCATCAATTACAGTTTGGGTTGCGTTTGGGTAAGAAGCCAAGAATTGTAGTAACTACAACTCCGCGCCCAACTCCTCTTATTAGAACCCTATCGGCGCGCT